TCTCCTTTACATTCCTTGTGAAGAATCTCAGCTCGGACATAGTTGTCCTTGAGATTTTCCTGCCCTGCTGACTTACAACTCAGGCAGATCATCTTCTTGCTCTTCTTCTACTACTGGAGCCACCTCTTCTTGTGGCTTCTCTGTCCATAGATTAGAGGTTGTTATTACTCCCTCAGGTGTTGGCATTATGTTCTCCTAACCATTGCTTTAGATCTTGTATTACCCAGGTTTGTTCTATCGGGGCGTTCCTGCGCTTAAATAAAACAAAAGATAAAGGCTTGTTAATACCACGATGCTTAGCATAATTCTCTGCTTCAACTTGTGCCTCATTCCAAAATGTTTTTAGATCCAGTGTCTTAGTATTCTTTAGTTCAAAGATGTAGGTTTCTCCACCGATCATAACTACTAGATCACCTTCATCTTCCTTGCCTGATAAGCGCAAGCGTTCAGCTAATACACCCATCTTGCGAAACCATTTCATTACATCAATCTCAAAGGCAGCACCCTTTTGTTTATTGTACTTGGCTGACATTAAATACTGTGTCCCTTCTGTACATACGACCCATTGTATCGTCATCTGATATCTGACATACGCCGTAGTTAACAAACAAGGTAGCAAAGTCTGAGCCATCTGCTGTGTGTGGACCAAACCGATTCTTAACTGGTGCAACCCTTAACATACCCTGCATAGGATCGTAACCCAGTGTAAGTATTAGAGATGGTAGTTGAGATACCTTACCGTGAATTGCTCTACGAGCAGGTGGCATATCAGTTTTACCATACTCACTTTGTTCGCTGACGTGGTGTAGTACTAGAACACAAGCCTCTGTTTGTCTTGCCATATCGTGCAGTTCAACCATAATAGCTCGTAGTCCAGCCCACTCATTATCAGTTTCCGCAGCCACGTTCATCAGGTTATCAATCACAATCAACTCTGGTGCAACTCCGAAGAGTTCAACATAAGCCTTAACCTCTAACTCAATATCATCTAATGATGGTGATGAATCAAAGACCCACTGTATGTTGGACATCTCTCCAAGAAACCTGTCGTAATAATGACGGTTATTATTTAGGTTAGATTCCACCAGAGTTTGACCGTGACCTGATAGGTGAGAGGCTGCTCTCATCATCACAGTTGCTGTATCAGTATCGGCTGAGAAAAATAATGTAGGAACATTTGCTTTGATCGCATAGATTAATGCGAACATAGACTTACCAGCGTTCGGTGCAGCAGCGACCATACATACCTGACCTCTGCGGAACTTTATCTGCTTACCAGCAACAGACTTCCACACATCAGGTAATGGCGTAGCGTTAGTGGTTGACCCACTCCAAGCTCTGGATAAATTAAGCAACTTCCTCTTCCTCTTCCGGTAATACAATCCTTCTTTTCATACGGATTTTTCTACGCTCTACTGGAGCGAGTCCACCCCATATGCCGTGAATCTCTTTGGTGATGCCCCACTCAGCACACTCTGCCAAGTGAGGACATCTACCGCAAATACTTTTTATTAATGCTATGTGAGTTTTATCTTCACCTTTATCAGGAAAAAATAATTCAGGTGCAGTTTCTCTACATAGTGGGTTCTCAAAGTTATAGGGAACCCGCATAAAGCTAACGAACCCAGACGGTTTCGCACTTATCTGCAGCACCCTTAGGTGCAGCGCACATCCAGCCTTTCCAAGGACCCTTCTGACCAACGCCAGATCGGAATGACATAGTGCCGTGCTTGCAATCAGGAGCATCTCCTGCTGGTGTTGCAACTACTGTTGCATTAAGTGCTTGCTTTGCGTAAGCAACAGCATTAGATCCATTGCTTGCTTGTGCCGCAGCACCAAGTGAAGATGCAACAGACTTAATTAATGTTGAAGCATCTTGTAAGTTTGTAAGTTGTTGCTCAAATGTTGCAAATCCATCTGCATAAACATTAAGCAATGTGCCGTCAGGTAACTTAAAGTTAGCCTGAAATTGTACTCCTGTATCAGCCATTTATTTTCCTCCAGTTTGTTTGATTGTTAAGCGAAGTGAATCAGGTGCTTCCTTCTTTGGTACGAAGCCAAGTAACTTTTCCACTTCCGTTGCATCAACAGTACTCCTGCCGGATACTGTTGTCCAACTTACCTGGATACCACTAGTAGTAGTTCCAAGTAAACCTTCAAAGCTAGTACGTAAAGAATCTTTTTCTTTCTCTAGCTCTTTTATTTTGTTGTCTAACTGTAAATAAAGTAATGCGTTCTTGTCAACATCTGCATCCGCAATGACTTGCCCGTCAATTGCGATACGATCTTTTTTTAGACCAACGCATCCCATCTCACCAGACTCGTCATAGTATTTGCAATAGTTCTTGCAGAAACTTTGATCACGCTCTGGCTCTGGTGCATCTGTTGATTCTTTAATAGCAGCTAACCAGTTCAATGCTTCTTCAGCAATAGCTGGATCATATGGTTCAGAGTGAACTCGTACATCACGTTCATCACCATCACGGGCGATGGCTACAAGATTAACATTCCGAGGCTTCCCCTTCCCCGACTTGTCAAGCAAGTAGCCATACACCTGTACTTGCCAGCGCTGTTGTTGCGATGGGAAGTAGGATAGATTTTTAACCTTAACGGTTTTCCAATCTATCACATCTCCGGTTTCTGGTACGAATAAATCTATATGGGCTTTCATTCCATTGTATTCAACCTCTGTTTCAACCCAGTACTTCTCACCCTTTGGATCTACTACACCGATTGCATCTTCAATAGCAGCGTGGATAGCAGTACCCATAATGGCAGCAAGTTTCATTTCATTGTCATTAGTTTCAGGTTGATCGTTAAGACGATACCAAACCTTGCGCCGACATCCACCTAACTCTGATGGACCGATCTGCTTCTGTGTTGAACGAGATCTACTAGCATCTTTAGCTCGTAGTACCTCTAATAATAATTCCTTTGGATCAGACATTATATTCCCTTCTCATAACCACATCTCGTGCATCTAATATCCCATAAAGATTTCTTGGGGTCAATTACTTCCCATAGAAAATTAAAACAAAACAAATGACGTAAGCGTTTCACTTTTTATTCATCACCAAATCTAAAACAAGAACTTTGACCCCTTGCTATATTTGCTGCAAGAGTAAAAGCTCTTGCCTCGCTATCGGAATCTATATGAGTTTCAATCTCCTGTGCAATCTGTTCTCTTAGTTGATTTATAGCAACTGCTATTGCTTTACCAGCATCCCAAGATTCTCGTTGCTCTCCTTTAAAACTAGAGTAGTTTATTCCAGATTCAAAACCTTCTTGACGTGCTTCTTCTATTGCAAACTGTAATGTTTTTTCCATAATTAAATCCTATCCTGAATTACAACTTGTACTGGGAGGCCAGTATTTACGTCAAAGTGTGTCGCACAAAGTATCGCCTGCTTAGCGCAGTCCTTTGCTAGTAGTTCTCCCCAAGGCGCAGGTACCTGTTCCCTAGAAGCATAAAGATAACCGGTGGCAAACTGACCACCAGAACCAATAGCGTATAGACCTGAATCGTTTTGGATAAACGACATATCACAAGCTATATGAAATAGGTTTCCATTAAAAGATATTAGGTAGTCAAAGCCACCTTCTTTTTTATCAACGTTAGCCCAGTCATAACCACCATCAGTAAACGCTTGGATAATAGATGGGATTACTTTCTTACCCATATGTTGTACTGGATTATCAGTAACTTTAAATGTAGGTGGTTTCCAATTGTAAGTAAGAATATCTCCTGGTCTAGTATCACCAGTAATTCCTAATAGATATTTACCTACTTCAACTATCTTCGGTGTAGCTGTTGAGATAGTGCGTAGATTATCTTCAGTAATCTGCGAGTCCGCAGCCATTACTACTACATCGTTTGCTTGTATACCAACGAGTGTGGTCATTAACCCTCCTTATGTCTTGGCGTAAGTATATCACGACACGCCACGAAGTCCTTGATCCTTTATACTAGGCAGAGAATGTCGTTATAATACGAGCCGTGAGGCGAGTAAAGCAGTACAGGCGCTACCCTGAGGTAGCGCAACAGTAGCAGTATGCGGTTCCGTCTACCAACCCTGCGTAAAAAGACAGAAGAACTCCCTCCAAAATTTGGTTCAGATCTAAGGTCTTTAGGACCTATCCACGCTTGTCCTTGTGGAAGCATAGTCTTTAATGTAATGGCCAGCTTTGATAACTATGAGATGGTCTGGTATTTCCTAGATGCAACCTGTGTTAACTGTGGCAATCTTGTTATTGTGCCCTGTCCAGTAGATAAAGATGCACCGCCTATCTAATATAGATGATTCACTTCGCACCGCAGTATGTTCTATCTGTGGCCCTGTAAGAGTTAAGTTAAGAGATAGTAATGCCGCATCCCTTACTGGTAAATGGCGTTGTATAACAGTCCATAGGACTAATAATGACAGACGGTTATACCCATACAAAATATACAAAAAGGACAAATGCGAAAGATGTGGCTTTGTTCCTGAGCACAGCAGTCAGCTAGATGTGGATCACATAGACGGTGATAACAGTAATAACCAGCCTAGTAACCTACAGACTCTCTGTTCTAACTGCCACCGCATAAAGACCTTTACAAATAAAGATTGGGAAAACAAAAAAGAAGGCCCACCCCTTTCGGGGTGAGCCGTTTAGCCTCGCAGTATTCTAGATTACTTTCTTCCGTAAGCCTTCTCTGTCTTGTCAGCCCACTTTGCAAGCGGTGCTGAGATAGATCCAATAAGGATCGCATACTCTGGTGCCATATCGGTAGCCAGTGCGATACCCATTGTTACTGCTGAAGCAAGAACTGCACGAGCATAGGATTTAAAAGCTGCTTTAAATTCCTTACTCTTGAACTTTGCTATTAGGTCTTTCATTTGTACTCCTTCTTCTTTGGTAAAGGTCTAGGAATTAAAACCTTCACTTTAGGTACTTCACCTGCCCAAGGAAACCAGTTACCAGTGTCATTAGCACACTCTGGTTTAATGGATATGTGAAGATGTTTGTTGTGTTTGTTAACTCCAGTATATGTATCCTCGCCATTCTTGGCTGACCATATACGACCTTTAAATATTAGATACTTAACTCTTGGATCTTTCTTCAACTCACTGTAGATAACAGTGCAGTTAACTCCCTTATCGGGATCGTGGGTTAGATCTACTGCTAATCCAACGTTATGATCTGAGTTAGAATTTTGTTTTAAATGGGCTGCCGATGGTAATAGTCCATCCGACTTCTTGTTCCGCTTCGGCCAAAATGCTGTCGCTTGACGGAGCACTGCTATTGCAGCAGGCGTTGCTTTCTTTACAACAGTTGTCATTCTTGCTCATTTCTGTATTAGTATCTGATAGAGAGTGTCTACTTTTTGTTCAAGCCTGTTAACCTGGTCCTTTAAACTTGAGCCACCATTTGGTTTAAGCTCTGATAAGAAATGCTTAACAAGGTGTCTTACTCCCATTGCTAATGCACTTACTAAGGTTACGATGGATACGGCTAGGCCAGCCCAATCAGTAGGGGACATTCGTTCTCTCCTATACGGTTCTAATAGTTACGATCAGATTTCCTCCATAGCCGGAGAATCTACGATCACTTGGTGTTTTGTTTACAAAGTCCATCTCTTCAATCAAACCGATGAATGACTCACCAGTTCTGAAATCTTCTACTCTGATGGTATCTCCTTGATTCTCAATGGTTTCAAGTTCTGTCATACGGTCATAGGCTGATCCTTCATAGCCTGTTTCAACTCCAAAGTGATCGCTCTCGTGGTCGTAGCAGAATAATGGGAACTGAATTAATCTTTGACGAGGTATAGCAGGTAGTGCTTTGATTTGATAACCAGTAAACAAAGGACCCTTTGAGGTATCAGTTGTTGATCTAGTTAATGTAAAGTTAAAGCCCATATACTCTTGAGCACCGATTGGGTAGTTGATATTAACCTCAGGTGTAGTACCGCCTTGAGTAAAGGTACCGATACGGAAGTAGTTATCAGATGAATCAATAGAATCAATATTAAATCCACCGTTAGTGTTATCCACACGAGCTTGTAGTAACTTAAAGATCTTACCTTCTAATGTGTTATACCGTACATAACCAGTACGTAGGTATCCCTCTGATATTAACTCTGATTCAGATTCAATATAAACTTTACCGTCAGATCCATTACCAGCGTTGCAGAATGATAGGCGGTTAGTATCACCTAAGAATGAGCAGGTAGTTGTGTAATGTCCTAAAGTATCTGTTGAGTCGTATAGATCCCAGGCATAGGCAAAGTTTAATCCTTGACCTAACTGTGTACCTAGATCAATACGAGTAACTCCTGCTTGTCCATCAACACCAGTTGCTGCCCATATGTATTTATCTCTAAAGGCAAAGTCATAGACTGGTTGGGTTGATTCAAATAGCAATGATCCGTAGTTGATAGATCCATCTGTATCTGATATTGCGGCAATACGAACACCTTGGCTAGTACCAATAGCCATAAAGCCTAAGTAGTATGAGATCTTAAAGCAGGTTTCTCCTACTGGTAGTTCAGCAGCAGTAATAGCTGAAGTTAAGGTAGGCATAGCACCAGCAGTTGTAAGGGTAAACTTATAGATATTAGATTGGATACCGCTATATCCTGCTACATAAATTGCAGCACCTGATGAGGTGATGCTAGTAAAGATATGATCAGGATCGTTATGGGTATATACAGGAGATGGTAATGATGAGGCAGATGAGGCAAACTCGTAGATCTTGTCATTAACTGCCATAATCAAACGCTCTTTGGTGTACTCAATAACTGCATTAGATACTACTAATCCAGTAGAGTTAAACATTAATGTTGGTGCAACACTCTCATCATCTGTTAATAACTTCTTGTAAACGTGGATCTTGTCAGCACCACCTGAGGTTTGGTTAGTTACCCAGTAGGCATACACACCATCATCACAGATAGAGTACACAGGATCATCTGTTCCTGAGTTGTAGTTAATAAAGTGAATAACCTCTGCAACGCCAGTTCCTACTGGAGATACTGCAGTAGATGGTACGTTAGATGCAGTCTTAGCATAGGTAAAGGTAGTAGTTGTAGGTACTGAGGTGATTGTGTAAGTACCGTTAAAGGTAGCATCTACACCAGTAATAGTGATCTCCATACCGGTACACATACCGTGAGCTGCTGTAGTAGTTAGAGTTGCTACGTTAGATGTTAAAGCCTTGTTGTTAATAGATACTGTGATCTTTGGAAATATCTTATCAACATCATACTCATCTGATAGTAAGATACCGTCATAGGTAATGCCATCTGTTTCCCATTGAATTGATCTTGAGAACTGCCAAGGTCTGCCGTTAGTATTAATACCACCAGTAGTAATGTGGGTATCAAATACAGATGGCAATAATGTGGCTTGTCCCTTAGTCCAAATATCTATACCTTTAGATTCGGTATACTGGAAACGAAGTGACTCATCATTGATAGGTTCAAAGAACTTAATGCCTTGTCCATAATGGAATGAACTTTGTGAACGTAGCCACCAACCAGTAAGTGTCTGCTCACCAGGTTCTCTAGTCTGGTCAATCTGTTGCTTGCGATACTGCGCTGTTACTCTGCGGTAAGGCGTATCATCTGATGCGTTAACAAAGAATGGTTGTCCAGCAATGGCTATATCGTATGCAACACCAGTAGCTGAGTAGTTGGTAGAACCAGCAGGGTTAGATAAGGGTACCGGTATTGCCTCGGTAATATCACTGCCATAAGACATTAGTTCTCCTTAGAATAGGCACAAAAATAAGAGCCTTTTAACCTCGGTGCTCAGGAGGAATTAATTAAAGTACTGCTGTTGCTTCTTCTACAGTTAAGCCAAGCTCCTGTAGTTTAGCCAGTGCTGCTTCTTTTGCTGCAGCCTTTGCTGCTTCTTCAGCCTCACGTTGTGCCTGCGCTTCTGCTGCTGCGGCAGCATCTTGGTCACGCTGTGCAATCTCTGCTGCAGATAGTGGTAGGTAAGCAGTAGTTCCTTTAGTGCAATCAACTACGATCTTATTCAACGCCATTTACGATAGCCTCCCAATCTTTGTTATCTTCATTCCATTGGTACATAACACCATCGGTTGGATACTCAACTGGTGCTTTCCATTGACAGGTTTCCTCATCCAATAGCCAAGAATCAAAAGGCTTTGGTGCGATGAAAGCATCACGCTCTGCATCATATGTGAATCCGACACCTGCATAGTTCTTACGTATGCGGGCATTATAAGAAGTCTGAACCCAAGTTCCACCTAAACCAAGGTCGTTGGCTAGATAGTCTTGTCCTCTATCTTCTGCATCATCAGGTACTACCAGTACTCTGACAACTGTATTGTTGCTATCTATTT